AAGCAAAGCGCACCACAGGTGCGTATCTCCCAGTTTGGGAGCGGCTATAGCCAGCGTGCAACGTTTGGCATCAACCAAAATCCAAAGATCTATAACCTGACCTTCCGTGTGTCAGAAACAGAAGCTGACACGATCGAAGACTTCCTTGATGCAAGAGGTGGTGTAGAAACTTTTACCTACACTCCACCTGGCGAAGCGACCAGCAGCAAATTTATCTGCACAGAATGGACGAAGACGATTCCATTTGTTGATCGAGCGGAGATCGTCACGTCATTCGTGCAAGTATTTGAGCCATGAGCGATAACACGCCCCAGTTTGTTGAAGACTTACGCACAGCGGCACCTGCATATTTTGAGGAGCTGCAAAAACTTGAGCCAACGGCAGTCATTGACTTGTTTGAGGTGCGGTTAACGCAAGCCGTTAATAATGTTGAGGAAACACTTTATTATCACCCTGGGACGAATGACCTTATCACTAACATTGTTTTTGACGGCAAGACCTATCCTGCTGTACCTGTAGAGATGACGGGGCTTGAGACATCAGGCCAAGGTATGATTGCGCGACCAACTTTAAAAGTTGCCAACGCCAATGGTGCGATTAGCTCTTTAATTGTTCAGCAAAATTACAACCCACTCAAAGCGCAGGTGGTGCGTATCCGTACGTTTAAAAAATTCTTAGACGCAGCTAACTTTAGTGGTGGCAATGCAACTGCCGATCCAGCCGCAAAGACAGAAGAGGTTTGGTATATCGACAGGGTGGCAAATGAGAACTTGGCATTTGTTGAATTTGAGCTGACAGCCAAACTTGACCTGACAAATCTTGAATTGCCACGTCGTCAAGTGACTGAGTTTTGTCCTTGGAGGTATAGGGGAACCGAGTGCGGCTATGTAGCCAAAAGGTATTTTCAGGTTGACGACATCGAGATTTCCAAAGCTGAAATGCAGGCGCTGGCTTCAATTAATAGTTTGACCTTTGACCAGGCTGTGGACAAATTTGATGTATGCGGCAAACGGGTGAGCAGTTGCAGGCTTCGCTTTCCAGACAACGAAGGCAAGAATGATGTATCGATTCCATACGGGGGATTCCTTGGATCAAGAGTCCAGGCGTAAGGCGGAAAACCACGCAATTCTTGAGTACCCAAAAGAAGCTTGCGGTTTACTTGTTAATGGCAAGTATTGGCCGTGCCAAAACGTTGCAGACGACCCAGAGCTGACTTTTATCCTAAACGCCACTGACTATATGGAAGCGATGTTGTCTGGAACGATTGAAGCTGTCGTGCATTCTCACCCGTTAGGCGGTGAAGCTAGTGAGCCAGATCGCAAAAGCTGCAGTCAAACTAAGCTTGTATGGCATATCTATTCTATTCCTGACGGCGAATGGTCAACTATCGATCCTTGATAGGCAAAGAGTTTGTGTATGGAACGCAGGATTGTTTCACGTTAATCCGTGACTACTACAGGCTAAGAGGAGTATTGTTGCCAGATTTTAAAAGGCCAGAGGATCTTGAGACGACGAGCAGCATATTTTTAGAGCAAGCTGAGTTGTGCGGCTTTCGTCCAGTTGATTTCAACTCACGCAAGGTTGGGGACATGGTGATCATGAAGCTGATGACCAGGACGCCAATGCACGCAGCAATTTATGTTGGTGCGGATGAGATTTTGCATCAACGGTTCAACAGCTTGAGTGCGGTAGAACCTTTTGGACGGTACTATAGGCAGAGCGTTGCCGCCGTTTACCGCTATGCAACTGGTGATGTTAGCCGGTGAGCTGGGCGAAAAATACGGCACACAACACGAGTATTACAACTTAAGGACACCAGCAGACGCGATCAAGCTGCTTTGTCTTAATTATCCGAGGCTGCAGAAAGATTTGGTGACAGCGCACCAGAACGGTGTTGGCTACAAGCTGATTCAGTCTGGTGCGGCGATGGGATATGACGAACTGCATTTACCGTTTGGCAGCAGGCCGATGATGCTTGTGCCGGTGATCAGCGGCAGTGGTGGAGCATCGACGAATCAGATTTTGATTGGTGTTGGTCTAGTTGCGGCTTCATTTTTGCTGCCTGGGGCAGGCATCTTTGGCACTCAAGCACTTGGGAGTGGTCTTCTGGCTGCAGGTTCGGCTGCTGCTGTTCCTGCTGTCGGCGCGATTGGAGTAGCAGGTGGCGTATTTGGTACTGCACTGGGTACAGCAATTAGTGCGATTGGCGCAAGCATGATTCTTGGTGGTGTAGCGAATTTAATCTCGCCACAGCCAGAACTGCCAAAGATTGGCAGGCGTCGAATGGCCACTAATGTTCGTGGTAATCGCCCACAGGGTGTAACGCGCGGTGCAAGTGGTCAGCAATCTTACGCATACAGCGGGCCAGCCAATACGATTGGCAACGGTTCAACAATTCCTGTTGTCTATGGTCGCGCCATGGTTGGCGGTCACTTGTTGTCGGTAGCTGTAGAGGCAACAGATGTTTCCGATCCAATTGCAACAGCAATAAAAGCACCAGGCCCGGAAACTATATTAATCAATGGCGAACAAGTTACGAGCACATTTAACGATCAGTCCGGCATCAATACCAAACGTATTAACAAAAGTGACAGGGACAGGGTGCAGACATCAAAAGAAAACAAGCGAAAAGTTGTTGGCGCTAACATTGGATTTGGCCCTGGATTGAGTCACCCTTTGGTAGAAGGCAAGAAAGAAAAAATTAGCGAAATTGATGTTCGCGGCACTAAAAAAGATGTGTTTGACGTTATATTTGAAGTAAAACAAGGGTTGTTTGGCCATGCTGGAGCGTCAACAACTTCAACAAAAATTGATGGCTTTATTCAATACCGCATAGAAGTAATACATTCAGTGTCTGGCCAGAAAAACCCTGTTGTGGCGTCTGCTGAAAATAGCATTCAAGGATACCTGGAAACAACACAAGATTATTTTTACTTGCAAAGGCTTAAGTGGACAAAAGTGGAAAGCGATAAGAAATTAAGACTAAAAATTACTATCATGGAAGTTGACACTGATGCACAGACGCAGTTTCGCGTCCATGCTTTTGGGTATGACTTGCTTGAATAAACCATGGCACTAAACTCTGAATCCTCTATCAAGCTGATCGATCTTCTATGTGAGGGTCCGATCCAAGGTCTTGCATCGCAAAGCAACAAAAGCATTTTTCTTGACGAGACTTCTGCCGATCAGAAAGCAGTCAAGTCAAGCGACTTCGCAATACGCAAAGGGACCACTACTCAACCTAGGATTGAGTTAACCGATCAGTTCGCAACCTCAGTCACTACGATTATTGCCGTAGACACGCAGGTTGGCGAAAACTACAGCGAAAAAGTTGACGAGAAAAATGAGGTTATAGAAAGATTCTATGGTGAGGGTAGTATTGTTAAAACAATTACCGACCCAAAAGTTAATTTTGTTAAACTGCTTTTTACGATTCCAAGGTTATTTTCAACAGCAGTTGAAGGTCTTGCGAGAGGGCAGTTATTCCCTGCAGCGTTACGAATTAGAGTTTTAGTTAAAAGCAAAAATAGCGCGTTTAATACTATAACTTTTGACGGCCAATCGTATAAAGAATTTAAAGGAATTTCGACATCAGGTTATCAGTTTCAAACACCGCGAATTAATTTAACAGGAGAAGGCCCCTGGCAGATTAAAGTTGATAAATTAAAATTTACAGACAGTGTCCCAGGAGCGGATCAAGAAGCAGCCTTTGAGATTAAGTTTAATGATTTTGAAGATGTAAGCAAAAGACTCCCGCTAGCTGGCGGCAGAGGCGACACGATCATTTGGTCTTCGATCATTGCTGGAACGGATATAAAGACGGCGTACAAGCACACAGCTTGTGTCGGTCTAAGCCTCTCAACAGATCAGTTCAACACTATTCCTTCTCGTGCATACGAGATTAAAGGGATGAAAGTGCAGATTCCGTCTAGCGCGATGGTGCGTGAAGACGGGAGTTTGGATTACAGCGGCGGTCTTCCCTTTAATGGCGAGCTGCAGCCTCGCACTTATACGACCTGCCCGGTTGCATGTTTTTACGACATGGTGACTAACAGCCGTTATGGGGCTGGTGATTTTATTACTACAGGAGAATTGAATTGGATTGATTTGATTGAGCTGTCTAAATATTGCAACGAGCGTGTTCCAACGACTGGCGGTCAAACCGAACCTCGTTTTGCAATTAACACGGTGATCGCATCACCAGCAGATGCGTTCAGCGTCTTGCAGGACTTGGCAAGCATTTTTCGTGGAATGATTTACTGGAAGTCAGACACGATCCAAGTAGCTGCTGACCATGGTGTTTTAAACAGCACAACGACTGCACTGGAGCCTGTTCACCTGTTTACCAACTCAAATGTCGTTGGTGGTGGCTTTAGTTATAACGGCGCTTCCTTAAAGACAAGAAGCACCAGGGTACGTGTTCGCTACAACGACCCAAACAATTTTTACCGCCCTGACTTTGTCGTTATTGAAAACAAAGAGCTAGTCAATAAGTACGGTTTTCAAATTCGTGAAGTTGTGGCGTTTGGCTGCACGTCTAAGTTCCAAGCTCAAAGGCTAGGCAAATGGGTTCTTGCTTCTGAAGAAACAGAAGGCGAGACCGTGACGTTTGCTGTTGGCCTTGAAGGCTTGATGGTAATGCCTGGTCAGATCTTTTCTGTTTCGGACGCAATGCGTCAGGGCGTAAGACTGGCGGGTCGCATTTCAGCGTCAACAACAACGTCTGTTACAGCAGACCAAGCGATCACGTTGCCAATTGGAACGAATCGTGAGTTGAGCTGTGTGTTGGCTGATGGAACGACAGAAACTAAAGCGATTAGCAGTGCTGTCGGCAATGTCATCAACGTTTCGTCTCCGTTCAGTTCTGCACCACAGGTAGAAACTGTTTATTCAATCCAAGCCAGCAACGTTAAGCATCAGAAATTTAGATGCCTTGCAATCGGCGAAGGTGAGGATGGAACGTATT